GACGTTACCATTCATCTTCGCCTTGACTTCGGGAAGTTTGTCAAGCACGTCATCGACCGCTTTTTGGGCGGCGGCTTGGGCCTGCTCAGTCACTTTCTCCAAAAGCGTTTGATTGCTTTCTTCCATAAGCGACTTGAAAGCGTCGTTGTTAGCTTCGAGCGTGGCCTTGACGTCTTTTTCTTCCATGTCGTTCTCCTTTCCCGTGTTTACGGGAGTGTTATTTGTATCGTCCGTTTCTGGCGGCTCTGCGCCGTTGTTCCCATCGGCAGACGCTATCAACTCAGTGATGGCTTTGTAAGCCTGCAATACGTTCTCTTTCATCATGCGCGGTTCCATCGGGGTGACGGTCAAACTGTCACGCTTCAACGGCCAGCGCGTGATCTCTCCATTAGCTTTCTTCTGCGTGTCCCCCTGGACTGGTAAGCTGGATGTGCCTACCAATCCTTCACGAATGAGTATTTCCAGCCATTGCATGTATTTATGGCGACGGTTCAAAACGCGCTCAACTTCAATTCCCTTTTCGTCACGTTTCGCAGTAGACCAATCGACATACCCCAAAACCTCATCGTCATTGTTGCCGATCTCATCAGGGTCATGGCCGTGTTCCCAATCAATGTACAGGCGGCCTGTCTTGGTATAGCTGCTGTCCACTTCGACATTCTTGGCAAAGTATTCACCAATCGAACCATCCTGGTTTTTGCGATGGGAACCTAACCCTTCAAGGTCGCGACCTTCAAACAAAATAATGTAATTCTTGGCGCGTATTTCGTCATCTGTTTCGGAGATGGCTTTCAGCTCGTTGGTCCCCTTGCCTTCACGCCACATCGACATGCATACGGCTACCGCTTGCTCCTGTTCGTCACCTTCTTTGACACGCATCGGAACACAGGCGGCCATGAAATCGTTTTCATTCTCGTAATCTTTAGGATCAGGCATATTTACTCCAAAACAAAAAAGCCGAAACGCACGGGACTTCCCGTTATACGTTTCGGCTCTAGCTCTTCGCTGATTACCGTCGCCGCTCTTCACGGCGGGTTATTTAGTTTTAGTCAGCGGGGCGGGTATCCTTGCGGGCCACGCGCCCCCCGCTAACTGTTGACTATTGTAAACGATTTAATGATTTTGTGCAAGTAGCCTTATAACAAAGACAGCACAAGATTACACCCGCCCAACACAAGCCCCAATATCGTCAGCACCGTAAAGAACACTAGCATTGATCGAATAGATGCCAGTGTTTTGTCTATACTGTTGAGAACCTTGAAAAGATATTGGATTTGCTGTTCGTTCATTTCAGCCCGTGCTTTCTAAGTAGCTTGTCTACCCAACGATTGTAAATCTCTGTCATCCTGTCCACCCGCTCTAATGCCACATCATACAGGATGCGCCAACCCTTCGCGCCCATTGCCCGTGCCTGGTTCTCACCATGTACATATTGAGCGTAGGTAACAGGATTGCGTATCTCGGTCCCCAACTGTCCACTCTGTCTGGTTTCCCAACGCGTACCCAAACGCTGTGAACGGCCGTCGTTGCGTGATGCGGATGTCTGCATACCACGCCCACGAATGTAATAGGGCGGTGGTGGCTGGTTCGCTTCTGTGGCTGGTGGGTAGTTCTGTAACCCGCGCACAGATAACAAATCCCGTGATGTTTCTTGACCAGCACCACGCATGTAGGGCGGCAGGTCTGGGCCTATTCTGTCCAGGTTGCGGATGACTTCATCCAACCCTTCGACTTTGATCTTGATGGTGTCAGTCATCATCTACTCCACGCGGCAGGAAAGTTTTTGCATATTTCAATATTGTCATATCCGCAACTTTGACGCGCTCCAAATTTTTTAGCCCAAATCGCCATCTGTTGTATACCCTGTTCTAATCCTGTTTTCGGATGTACCCCAAAGCAATCATGCAATTTATCGTGACTGGCATAAATGCTACGGGCTTCATTCCGAACTGGTAAGTGTTTCACTTCGACCCGTTTTCCGAATTCATGCGCTACAACTTTAGCCAGTTCATTGACCGTGTAGGGCGTTTCTGCGCCAATGTTGAAAGTTTGATTGTAAGACTCACAAATATCAATAGACTTTGCAATAATAGGCGCTACATCCCCAATATAGCTGAACGCCCTTACCTGTTCGCCATCCCCGTATATGGTCATTGGCTTGTTCTGCATGACCTGATTCATAAAGATGCCAACCACGTTCCGGTATTTGTCAGCGATGTTTTGGTGTTCTCCATAAACATTATGTGGCCTGAAAATGATGTAGTCTAAGTCGAATATGTCTTTACACACGCCTAATTCCATCTCTACCGCCAGCTTGGAAATACCGTAAGGGTCTAATGGATGCGGTAAGGTTTCCTCTGTGACAGGAACGCCGTTGCCTTCCCCATACACCGCAATGGATGACGTAAACACAAAACATTTTACATCGTGGTTTATGGATGCGTTTATCAGGTTGATACTGCCTATCAAATTATTGTTGTAATTGAAGTGCTTTATATAATGGCTCAGCCCTTCGGCAGCATAGGCAGCTAAATGGAATACATAATCAAAATTTCCCTTTTCAAAGCAACGAGATACTAAATCAACATCACTGATACTGCCCTTGATAAATAAAGCCTGCTCAGGGACGTTCTCAATAAATCCGCCGCTCAAATCATCAAGCACCGTTACATGATGACCATGTTTTATCAATTCTTCCGCAACGTGAGAACCGATAAAGCCCGCACCACCTGTAACTAAAGAGTTCATGCTTTCACCGTTGTACTACGCCAGCACCGGCAGTTCACATGAGCGGGCGGGTTGTCAATGTCAGGGTCAAACGGCTCATCCATCGCAACCGTTCTCCCGTGAAGCGGTCCACAAATAGGACAAACCCTATCGTCGTTATTCGTCCACCATGTTTTCGTGACGCTCATCTCAGGGTATTGGTTACGTAATTCAAGAGCGTACAGGTTATCAGCCTCAGCATAAACCCGCGTTGTTTCCGTCACGGCAATTCGCTGCGCTCTCATATCTCCAAATGTATCGGAGAGCATGTCTATCATATCCCCGACCGTTGTACCTGGCTCACGCACAAAAGCTTCAACCGCATTCCTAACCGCTTCCTGCGATGTTTCATCTAACTGTTCGAGCCAATCTGTCACATACGTTCGGGCAACTTCCAAAGCACGCGCGTTCACCGTACCATCCGCAAGATAAATCCCTATCTCTGCTTCGGTCAGGCCAATACCAGAAATAAGACCGGCAAGATACAACTTGATGAATTCTGCAAATTCGTCGCCCTGGTCATCGACAAAAACGCCATTGATATTGATGGCCTTGTACTGCTCTTGTAATCCCTGTTCGATCTGTTTCAGTTGCCGTTTCAGCCGCTTCAGGATAAGGCTTTGCAATTTCTCTTGCCATTCCATCTTTTCATCATGTCCTGGTTCGTCTGGGTCGCGCTCTACCGCTTTATGTTCGCAATAAGCAAGCGCCGCTTTACCGTGAAGATGTGGCACGACAGACGGGTAGGCTTTTGTAATAGCGCGAATGGTAAGGGCTGAAATATTCATTATGTACTCGGCTGAAAAGCCTTATTAGCCCAATTGTTGATCGCGTCTGCCAAAACAATAATATCATTTTTTGGCTGCACTTCAAAATTCTTTGCATCGAATATGGCCTTGATGTCCTTGTCGCTCCACTCCCTTTCTTCTGCTAATTGCTCACAGATGCTTTCAGTCACATCATCAGGCAACCCGCCGTAATGGGGCAGATATTCAAACTCCAAACTCTCCCCGCGCTTGAACCGTTGTAATGTAGCTTTTCTCCATACCTTCAATTCTTCCAGCTCATCAAGCGTGGGCGTCCATATCGCTTTCTGCGGTTCGGGCGGTTTCTGCTGCCTTACTGGTCCCCGCTGCGGTCGCTGTTGCTCAAATGGGTCAGAATTGGGCGCATTGTTAAACTTATCTTGTGCTTCCTGTGCGCGTTGTTCCTTTTCTTTGTAAAACGTCTTGGCAGCGGTGTCCAGTTCGTCAGGCACCTCGAAGCCATACATCACCATCACGCCTTTCCAGACTTCATAAGTCGGGCATTTCAGCATCGCATCGAAATAAGCTGAGATAGCCGAGGCACGTTCTGTCTCATCTTCCTGTTGTGTGTCTATCGTTTCAGGACGGAACTCAAAACGCAGACCAATTGGCTCGAACACCTGTCGGTTATATTCATAGGCCATCCAGTTACAGAAGGGGATTATGTCACTATCGTACCAGGTGGCCTTTTCTTCTTTAGCCGTCGAATAGTTGGCAGAGTTGGCAAGCATCAGGGATAACGGCATTCCA